GACCGCACTTCACCGTCATCCATCAGATCATCGCGCACCTTACGTCGATGCCACGGGCGTGCCGGTGACGTCATGCCGGACATCAACCCGGCAGCCATCGTCCGCATTGCCTGCGTGCCAGTGCTGTCAATAATCTTAGTGGTGCGCTTGCGGCCTTTGCTGTTCTGGCTCTCGATCAGATACCGACCACGACGAGGTGTGATGTAGTCTGTGATCTCCTGCCAATGCGAACGCCACGAAGAGCGGTCGTCTTCAAGCTGCAGGTAACGACGATACAGCGCGGACTTCTTACCACGCAAAGGCACGGTCGTGTAAGTGTTGTCTACGCTAGGTAAAGGCATACTGTTAGCCCTTCATCGTCGGATACATACGATCTGTAACCGCGTTTGCGTCTTCTTCTTCGCCGTCTTCCATAAACGCAATCTCTGTAACTTCGAGCGTAGCGGTCATACCGTCGTCAGTCTTAGACAGTGTTGCCACCTTGACCGTGCAATGTATCTCACGCTCAGACCCTATAGGGCCTACGTCGCCCAACTCAGACAACTGGTCGCTGTCGAGGTACAGCTTAGGCACAGGCTTTTTATCTTCGCCCATGAGTGTCTTCATTACGTCATCCATAGGATTAATTCCCTAACAGAGTTTTGTCTGCGGTATCAGCAGCAGCCAGCGGGGCTCGATTGGTGCGAATAGTGCTGCGAAGACCACGCGCTTGTTTCAAGCGGCGCTGCTCTGCTTCTCGGGATTGCACGACAGCCGGGTCAGCCTTGGTAGGCGGCGGAGGCAAAGGCGGCGGAGGGGGCGGAGGAGCAGGAGCAGGGCTACTACCACCAAAACCGGGGATTGTGAATAATTGTTTCAATTTCATAGTGAGACCTTTCTTGGGGGTCAGCGACCTGTAGAGCTGATACGGCGTCAATGCCCACGACTTAATCGCGCACACCACTTTAACGTGGCCGACGCAGTTGTTGAGAATTGAGAACGACATGCACGGTATGTCGCCGCGTTCAATGGATACAACTTCAAACCCCTGCGCTAAATAATGTACCTCTAAATCAAAGTCGGCTGCTGCCTCAGCTCGAATAATCGGCAGCCCCTTATGCCAGTTGTAACTGAGCCACATGTTCTGCTCGGTATCCTGCAAAGCACACCAGACGTGACGACGTTTGCGGTTAAGCAACCACGCAAGTGGGTGTGCATTCTCTGCACCAAAGACAACGAGACACTTCATAGCTTGACATACTACATGATGTGTCGGTTGTCTGTCTAGCTACTAAATGGGTCATACTCTGTAGCGGTTGCTTGCTGCGTGCCGGTGAATCCCGACCTCGAGGGGTAGACCGGCAGGACGTAAGTCAATGCCAGCGCGTCAGCCATATCAGGCGATGCGACGCCCCTGCTCTTCGCGGCCTCCTTGCTCTCCAGCTTGATCTCATTCTTCAAGGTATAGCCGTACTCGAGGCCAGTTAGGTCAGTGATCAGGTCTGCGTTGTCTGGCAGCCTGATGCCGTCAATGATCGCCTCTTTCAGATTGCCCCACATCTGTGCCCTTAGATTTGAATAGCCACGCTGCGTCGCCTTACTGCCGAAGTTGATCTCGACGACATCAAGGCCGAGCTGCCTGCATCGATCCACGACACCGCCGCCTACACCGCCGCCATCGATGAACACAGTGTCGGGGCTCTTCTCCCTCGCAATCTCCACGACCTTGGCTGACAGCTCCATCGTATCCATGCCTCGGAACGTGTGCCATCCTTGGCTCTCTGCATCTCTGCCCTGTCGCAGGCAGATCACCGACTGATCGTCGCCGAACCGTGCGACATCGACACCCATGACCAACGGATCGTGAGGCTGCACCGCAACTGTCCGGTTGATGCAGTCGCGTGCTGCCTCGCTCGGGATGAACTGCAGCTCACCAGCCGAGGGGAACTGGCCTAACACGCGGACCTTTACGAAGTCGCTGTCTAGGCCGTAATCGGCGATCCACGTCTCGAACAGCCGCTTGTTCGTGATCTTCACATCTCGGCTGTCGATGTGACGTCGGTTGTATCGATGCCGGAACCGGCCAGCCATGTTCTCGTAGAACCGGCCTGTATTCCTCGTCGGGTTCCCGAAGTCGAATGTCATCGCCTCGCCATCGGTCAGCCCACCCTCTCGGACCTCGAAGATCTTGTCGGGCACTGCGGACGCCTCGTCGAAGATGTAGAACGGTGTGGCCTGCGCGGCGTGCAGGCCAGCGAACGCCTCACTGTTCTCCTCCCTACAGGTCTGAGCATCGACCCTCCACGTCTCTCTGTGGTCGTTGTGGTACATATTCATCGAGCCACCGCCGCCCGCGTTCAGGGTCCACCAGTGTTTCGTGATCCCCATGTGATGCCACTTAGCCAGCTCGGCCCACGTCTTGGTGCGAAGCTGCTCCGAGGTGTTGGCAGTTACGATCCCCTTGGAAAAAGGCCGCGTGTCCATAATCCATCGGATCAGCCACGCTGTCAGGGCGCTCTTCCCGATGCCGTGGCCGCTGGCGGTGCTGAACTGTATAGGATCGACTGCGGTGTGTCCGTCGAAGCCCCGGCTGCGAACCTCGTCGCCGACTTCGTTGAGGAACTCCCTAGCCCAGTCGTCCGGCCCCTCGAAGCCCTCGAGCTGCCCAGCTCCCCACGGATAGCTGAACAGAACATGGCCGAGAGGGTCGGCATAGAATTGCGCGACCTCCTCCGCCAGCTCAACGTCTAAGGCAGGCTGGCTCACAAGGGGTCGTAGTCCGACAAGGTATGAGCCACAGGCATGTCAGGTGCTCTGCACTGACCGTCAATATGGTGCGGGTCAGCAGACGTCGCCAGCTCCTTTGCACCGCAGGTCTGGCAGATCCTCATCGAGCCGCTGCCCGGCATCGGCGGCCCCCACTGGTGCGCCTTCGGCGTTGAGTGGGGGTGCGCCGCTCGCGCCATTACGTCGCTCATTTTTTAGGAGGCTTGGGTTTTTTAGGCATTGGCTTCTTCTTCGTTCCGTAGGCCATGTCATTTTCCTTTCTTTGGTTTTGCAGTTTTCGCGCTCTTTTTAAACGCCGCCGCAGTTGGAGCGCCCTTAGTTCCGGGCTTACGCATACGCTCTTTACTACCCTCTGCGATGCGGCGACGCTTGGCTTGGATATTCGCGTACAGTCCGGGTCGTGCCATCATCATTCACCATTAACTACGCGGAGCTTGGCGACGCGGTCGCGTCCCGCTTGCAGTCGCTCGGTCATTGCATTGACGTCGATGTTTCGGTTCTCGTTTACATTCTCGTTAGGCAAAACCTTGGCCAGCAACGTCACAAAGGTGCGCGGCTCATCAGCAGCCAGCCTCGTCAGGTAGTCAGCGCCTCCCGCCCTCTCGAACGCCTCGAGGATCGCCAGCTTCATGTCTGTCGTAGTTTTGTTAGGCACGCCCTTCGGTCGCCCTGCTCCAGCTCTGGCTCCGCCGTTACCCTTACCCTTGACACTAGGCATCCGAAATATCCGAATTGTTTTTCATGTCCGAGACTAGCCCTGCCAGCCTCAGCAGGTCAAGCACTGTGTCCTCCTCCATGACGTAAAGCCGCCGCGCTCTGTCCTCCCTGACCACGATCATATCACTGCCACCGCCCTGATCCAAAGCCTGATAAAGAAATTTAAACCCGCTCTTCTTACGTTTGGCTTCGATGATATATCTGCCAGCCAGCTTGACGTCGCCTTCAAACTCCTCGCCGAGCCTTGCATATGCTCCGCTCGCAAAGACGCGCCGCGCTTCGACGCCGTTCTCTTTCCAGAAATCTGCTGTCTCTTTCTCCAGCTCGTAGCCGCGCTGCTTGTTTCTATTCGCCATCAACATGACTCCATGTAGACCCAGATAAAATCGAACTGAGGTTTGATTTGGTGGTGGGATATCTATCCATGATATCGACATAACGACAGCCGCTGCGCCGCATTTCTCTAATGCCTCGAATGTCGTCTTCCGTAAATTTTTTATTACCTTTGTGGTGGTTGCCGTGGCGTATTTTATCAGCCGTGTTCTCCGCCGCAGTCGCCCACCTCAAATTACTAACGTGGTTATTTTGTGGATTTCCGTCCCAGTGCGCCACTTGATTTTTATCAGGCGGACACTCCCCTAAAAACGCAACCGCGACCAACTGATGGGCCGAGGTATTTATAGACACCCCATCGCACCGGATTTTAAACAGTGTATAGCCGGACTTTGCTAAATGACCTTTTAACAGCCGTCCCTTTTTCAAATTATGTTTGTTCCGTAACAAACGAACCTGCCCATCATTTGAGACCTCGTAATCCTTGATAAAAGATTGTCGCCATTCTACTAACATTTTGGTTGTTCTCCCCTACCCCGTACGGGGTGGCCAGCACCATGCTGGGCCGCCCCCGTAGGGGGTGATTGTTGTTGGATACGAATAACGCTTTATTATCAACGGCTTAACCCCTATCCAACACTATCCAACACGCTATCCAACATGTTGGAACTAAGTTATTGATATACATATACAAAACCTTGTTGGATAGATTCTATCCAACAAGATTTCCGTCAGTTCTTGTTGGATAGCCCTAAAACAGGCAAAAACCGCAGAAACGCTCGGAACGGCGCGTCGCGCTCTGACGCTAATCAAGGGTAACATTCAATGCCCACGCCTTTCCCTTTTTTGCTATTTGAACGAGGCCTAAGTCGCTCGAAATCGGGCCGTCAAACAGCTCCTTGATCCTGTCATATCGTGCCGCTGTGATGTCGCCATCTGTCAGCGGCCACCCCAATAACTTCTTGCCGTGGACGTCCTTAATGGTATGCGTGCCTGCACCCATCTCGCTACATATCTGATAGGCCAGCTCACCTGCCAGATATGCATCGTCCCCTGAATGCTGCAGGACGTTCTCAGCTTCGCTCGCACTGCTCACCTTACATACACCGATCTCAAACCCCTCCGGCAGCTCCTCACCTACCAGCTCATAGACGACCGGCACCAGCGGACGGCCTTCCCGTATCTTGCCCGTGTCAAGGACAATGAACCGGCCCAACTCATCATCAAGGAACCGGCTCTTCCACCTCTTGCGGGCCTCGCCACCCGCTGGCATCCAGTTTGCCAGCGTAAAGCCGCAGTCAAGTGCGCTGTAGATGGCACCAGAGCCTCGCCAAGCGCCGCTGTCTGCCCTGTACCAGTCGCCGTCCTTGTTTCTGTCCTTCGGCGTGTGGTGGGCATGTATGACGGCAGCGCCGGTCAACGAGCTGATCAGCAGAAATGCCTTCGTCAGCATCGCAGCCGACGTCGCACTGTTCTCATCCATCGCATCGGACAGCGTGACGTATGGGTCTAGAATAACGACCCGCGCCCCGTGCTTTCTGCACCATCCGACGATCTTGGCTACGCTCTCTCGGTCGATCTCAGGGGTGCCAATCTCATTGAGCGCAATCAGCCTGAGCATCCCCTCAGTCTTGCCCCTCACGACGATGTCAGCGCCGCTGGCAATACACATATGCTGCGAGGCAGCCTTGAGGCGTCGTTTTATATCCTCGACCCGCTCCTCATTGGCGCACCATAGAACGGACGCCGCCGTCGATGCAGGCAGACCCATTGCCTCAGTATTACCAGCAGCCAGACAGATCGACAGGTGAGCCAGCCACCTCGTCTTGCCGACGTTAGATGTACCACCGAGGCTGACGGTCCCTCCCATCGGTATCATCTGATCGACCAGCCATTCGATAGGAGGCAGTGTCTCCACCGCCAGCGTCGCTGCCGACATAACCTCGATCTCATTGTCATCTTCATCCCCAACAAGCTCCTCAATATCAGAGGCAGTCGTCTCCTGCTGGGGACCGATAGGGCGGACGGCGATATCCATAAACGGCTCACCGGCACTGAGGCGCTCGATGTCGTCAGGCGTAAGAGTGACGCCGGTCTTGTCGATTGCGCTGTCCACAAGATCTTCAATCTTTGACGCTCGGTCGAGCCAGTCATTGTGCCGGGTATGCGTCGGGCTTGCAGCCTCACTATTAGCCATAATCTCATTCATAAGCGAGACCTGCTGGTCCCTGCTTAAAGGCACGCCGTCTTTGCTTTTGCGCGACGGCAGCCTCACAGACAGAGAGCGCAGCGCAGGATACAAATCCTCCGCCGATTTGATTTTAGCGATCAGCTCCCAATCGGTCGCGCTGTTCCATGACGTCAACGACAGCGGGCCGCGCTCGCCGTCGCTCTTTAGCTGATCAATGGGGAACTTGGATACCGGCACGTCGCCGAACACCTCATAGCCCGGTGTCCCCGGCCAGCAGATGTAGCCAGTGCCGCCTGCTTTGATGTCAACACCGGCAGCGAGCTGCGCTGGAAAGCGCACGCCGGGGATATGCTTGAATAAAAAGTGCAGTCCGCCGCTCCTCGTCGAATGGCAGCGCGTCTCGATCAGCCACGAGGCGTTGTCGTCGCGCCACTTATGGACGTGCTCACCCTTCTGCAGATCGACATCGACGCACATCAGGCCGGACATCTCGCCCATCGGCACGGCTATCTCTTTTGCACGTCGATGCGAGAACAGCTCAATAACGCGGTCAGGGTCGGTGCTGGCTATCTTATAGCCGCCCTCGCCTCGAGCAACGCCTAGTTCGGCGTTTGACCATGCTGGCGTCTTATCATAAGTAGGAAATACAGGCAGGCCACTGGCCGCCACTTCTAAAGCAGCCTTGATTAAAGGCGGCAGGTCGCTGTATACTTCGGGGGTCTCGGTCATTTGATTGGTCTCCTCTGATCGGGATAGTCGGTGCGCCACACACCGCGTAAAGAACTAGCCCGCCATTCTCAAGAGTGGCGGGTTAATTCTTATTTGTCAATCGCGCCTGTCTGAGCAACGCCTCCACGACGCACGCCCAATAATTCTTTGCCCACGACCCCTGCGCGCTTTCGCGCACACGGGTCGCAGCCGCAATTCGATTTATCAGTCTTTGCATTTCATTATTTCCAATTCATAGCCAAAAACTTTAAGCAGTTTTTCAAAATTTGATAAAGAAATGTCGTCGCCTTTTTCGACGCGGTAGACGGTATTGCGATGCAAACCTGACAGCTTTGCGAGCTGCCCGATCTGCATCTGCTGTTCTTGCCTGATCTCGCGGATCACTGCGCTCGTGCTCATATCCTGATCCCGTGATCGACCATAAATTCGTGGGCGCGGCGGCCCTCCA